ACCTAGATTTTAAATCTGAGTGCCATGAAGAAATAGTGCGTAGGTTTGACCCTGAAGCAGAGGTAGATTTTAGGGGATATGGGTACTATGAGGTGATTACTGAGATAACTTTCAGTGATGGAAGTGAATTNCANTTAAACTACAAAGGCGAGGTGGCGTAATGGATATTCAAAATGTTGGAAGTAATATGACCGAGGTGGGATTTGATGGCAATAGGGTTCTGTATAGCTACTCAACACCAGTCGCGGCTTGGGATAATGCTAAGGGTAAATGGGTACGCACAGATAAATTCTGGAGTCAAACCACTAGCCGACATATAAATAAATGGCTAAAGATGAATGCTTGGATTGATGCGGTGGAAGTACCTCAAATTGAACTTGACAAAATGGTGGCGTAAATGAAAATTACTAATTATCCAAATCAAAATTATTTTGTTGTAGTGGCTTATGGGCGCAGACGACAAATGGAAGCCAACAAGGAAAGATTGAAAAAAGAATATCCGCAGGGGGAATGGTGGACAACAGCAGAATTAGTGCGCGAGTATCGAATTTATCAAAGGGAGGTGGAAGGATAATGAGAAACTTACCGAAAACGGATAACTGTTGCAACAATATGGGTTGGCTTGAATTTGAAATAGAGATAGGTGGCTACTGCTTGCACCTATCGGTAGCACCTGATACCGACCTAGATGATACATTTACAGCATTTTGCCATGATGTACAAGAAATTATTACTGTCAATGGTTGGCTGATAGACTATGCGGAGGAAATAAAGTGAAATTATTATCCAGAGATAGCAACACCAAGCTGATTAAAACTGCAAAGGGCGAGAGTAAACCAGTAGTATTGGCAGGGTTGAGCATGATGCCAACAGAGGAGTTATGCCCAATGAGTAAAGTGGCAGATTGTTTTGATGATTGTCTGAAAAATAGTGGATTGGCTCAGGTATATAGCACAGTGAACCAAGCGAGGCAAAGGAAAACCGACTACTATATGAGCGATAGGGAGGGATTTTTGAGCGACCTACGGAGGGAATTAACTAACCTATCCAAGTATGCTAAAAAGCATGGCAAACAAGCGATAGTTAGGCTGAATGTATTGTCAGACGTAGAATGGGAAAAGCATGGTATTCCACAGGAATTTCCAGACATAAAATTCTACGACTACACAAAACGAGCGCGTAGACTGGTGCGACCATTGCCCAACAACTATAGCCTAATGTTTAGCTACTCGAAAGCTAAGAAGTACCGAAAACAGGTCGAGATAGCACTGACTACGGATACGCCAATCACAGTGGTATTCCGAGGAGGTTTACCCACCACCTACATGGGGCGCGAGGTAGTAGATGGAGATATTAGCGACCTTGACAACCTAGATGCGCGTGGTAAAATAGTAGGCTTGAGAGTCAAAGGTAACGAGGCGAAGAAGTCAGACTCTAAATTTATAGTGGATAGTAACATACTACATACAATGGAGGTGGCATAATGAGCGAGGCACTATTGACACAAGATGAAGTTAAAAACTTGACAAAGAGTGAGATTGTGGTAGAATTACGCAGTGCAATATATGATTTAGAGTATTACTCGAATAGGAATTGCGAGGCAGAGTATGAGGAAACCGAGGAATACATTGAACTATTACTGGAACAAGTGGAGATTGGATAATGAGCAAGTACAGACTAGAACTAACCGAGCAAGAAATGACTACAATTAAATACGCAATGATAGATGCAAAGGATAGTATGTTAAAATCAATTATGAAAAGCCGAGGCTACTGGGCTGATAAGAAAACTGGAGATTTTATAACTAACCATGAGCATTGCACAGAAATGGCTACAGACTACTTTAACTTGGAAGCTATGTATAATAAGCTATATGATGCCGAGGAAATAGATGGATAATAAATATGAGTGGACAGTGTGGGTAGATGGTTCGGAGGCTAATGACCACCTACTCACCGCAGAACAAGCCGAGGAGGTTGCAGGGTACTGGACTGATGCAGGGTACGAACCAATAATTGAGCGCGTTACGGACGCGGAGAAAGGTGAACAATGAACAGCGCAAAACGTAGGGAACTGAGGAGAGAGTTGAGAAGGGAGCGCATGGCTGAGGCAGTATTCTGGTGTGTTATGATACCCGCTAGTCTAGCTATGAGCATTGGAGTTTTAGGATTGATTAGGGTATTCTTTACTTATTAAGGCGAGGAGTTATCAATGAATAGTTTAAGACTGGCGATAAAACTGGAGGAATTGGCTCAACAATATCAGAGAAATGCAGACTATTGTTTGAGAGTCGGAGGAGAGATTATAGATGCGATAGCTTACGAGGCTCAGGACGAGGCAATAACCGAGGTTTTTCACGAAGTCTGGGGCTATCAGGAACACCAAGCTATACGAGAGAGGGCGCAAGATATTGTATGGCAACGCAGAGAGGCAGAGAAAAATGTGTGATGCAGAGTTGACATTAAAAGCGATAGAGGCTAATGCAAGACAACGTAGTAAGTCCATACTAAATAAGATTATGGAGTGTCAGGAACAGGGTAAATTTACTCAGGCACTTGTGCTACGGAATGGGTACGATGAATTGTTATACGTCTTGTCCATGCTTGGTGTTCACAAAGAGGAGATTGGGTATGGCTACGAGTAAAGCGTGGAGAGTTTGGGCGAAAGCACTGGGAGAGAAGTCAGGAGCGAGTAACCAAGAGGCTGACCTAGTAGCAGTAGTAAGGTCGGTGGTAGTAGGAGTTAATTTTATTACCTGTCTGTTTATTATTGCAGGTGTGATACATAACTGGTGAGGAGATAAACATGAAGATGAACAAGTATACAATGAGTTTTTTAGATGGGCTTGCATTAGGTATAGGTTTAGTGATAACATACAAATATTTAATAGCACCTATGATTGGAGGTTGATATGAAAGTCAAAGATTTACTAGATATAACTGAGATTANTGACCAGAAAGCAATGCCCTACGATATGCGTGATGGTCATTTGCTAGAGCATTACTCAGAGTCTAAAGATGAGTTTATGTCGATACTAGATATGGACTTGGTACATTTAATCAGGGCTTACAATAAGACCTTGTACGTCAAGAGGCATGAGTTGTGAGTAAGGAACATTGGCTAGACCTAGACAAGCACACGATGTATGAGTTGAAGTGGATTATAGATGATGCCGAGGATTTGGAGAGAGGGAAAGGAGTTATAGATAATTTCCTAGATAAAGACAAGGTACTGGTGGCATTCAACAAGATGGACTGGGCGTTTATCAAGGCTAGTTTTAAAAGTTATGACGATAGTGAGGAGTTAAAGAGTGAGTAGGATTAGAACCATAGCCTTAGAGAAAAAGGTTGAGGAATTAGAGGCAGAGGTAGAGAGACTTGCTACAGTGTGCGACTTTCTATCATCAGCAATCTTAAACATACATGAATTGATAGCAAGACAAGAGGAGAATAAAGATGATTAGTTGGTTTTTTTGGGAGCGTTTGCTCACCATTGAGTTACGGAACGGAGTAGGGGTTGACTTGGAATTTGTTGACAGCCGACCAGTATGGGCGTTTAATAGCCTTACCAACACACAATCGGCAATGTCATTTGAGGGTATCATTGCCCTAGTACCTTTCTTTATGATTAGTTTTGGGAGAGTGTACGCTGAACTGGAGGACGAATAAATGAGCAGAATCAAAGAGAACCTTATAGGCTATGAACACGATGGTTGGTGTGAGGTTGACAGGTGTGTTATGATAGACGAACTGACTGAGTACGATATGATGAACATGAATCTACTCCAAGCCAGAGAGGAACTAAAAGAGGCTATACATAACCGCTATCAGCAGTACACTAACCAAGAGATTGAGAAAGAATACAGAGGAGTATTTGGAAATGAGTAGATGCAAGGCGTGTAACGTCATATTGACAGAGGGTGAGTTAAGTAGGATTGACAGGTACACTGGGCTACACTTAGACTTATGCGGTGAGTGTCATAGAATATCTGACGAAGCCCTAGAGGGTAATTGGGCTGAGGATTCAGGAGAAAGTGTAATTATTTCAGAGGGGAGGGTTGTAATTAATTAAAAGTTTTGTTATAATATTACTAAAGGATACTTAATTGCCTTTGGATAGAATATATTAACTATCTCCATAGGCACTTAAGTAAACTAAAGATTAACCAAAGTAAGATGTATCGTAAAATAAACTAAACCAAAATGAGGTAATTTGTTATGGCAGTATTAGAAGGTAATGTAGCATTCGTTAACTTGGACGCACACGAAATGTATCAGGGTCAGTCTACAGGTAAGTATTCTCTGGTCATCAGTTTGGAAGGTGCAGAGGCAGATGAACTAGCCGAGCGTGGTATTAAACTCCGCGACTACGAGGGCACTAAGCAACGTAAGTTTGCATCTAAGTTTGATGTGCCTATGTTTGATGCCGAGGGCATGGATTGGCGAGGTCGCTTGACGCGAGGCTCTAAGGTTCGCATTCAGTATCAAGAGGGTGATGAACACCCTGTACATGGGGTGTCA